CGACCAAGAATACCAAGGTCAACGTGGATACGGGCAGCCGCACAACCATAGACTGGGACTATAAAGCAGGGAGGCCACTATGAAGAACAGACTAACGCACCCGACGGAGGGCAAAGGCGTGCTGACTAGCCCCGTCGGCTGGAGAGAGTGGCCCGGCATGGCTAGGCACTGGCACAAGGGTATAGACATCGCCATAGGCGGGGGGCAGTCATGCCCGATTATCGCGGCTGCGCCAGGCCTTGTGGTAACGGTGCTACCTGAGGCGCAAGGGCAGGGCTATGGCGACCTTATCCAGCTACAGCATGATGGCGGTAAACTAGTTACGCTTTACGCACACCTGCGGGCAGGGAGTACCCGCGTCAAGGTAGGCGACACCGTCAAGGAGGGGCAGCATATCGCCGATATGGGGGATACGGGCAGCCGGGGTAGCGTACACCTGCACTTCGAGGTTAAGACTAGTGCTGCGTGGGGCAACGGGCCAAACAGCAACTGGCTGGAGCCATTAACCTACATCACTGGCGGCTGGGAGTGGGCACTGGCAGGGGCTAAGCAGGGCGAGTCTAGCGCCCGTATACGTGCCCTACAGCGTGTGCTTAACCTAGCGGGCGCTCCAGTGCCTATAACGGGGTTATGGGGGCCGCAGACACAGGCGGCGGTACTGGCTAAGGTAGGCTCAACGGACATTAACGCTATCGCATCATGGGCCAGGCGGGTATCTTAGTGGCCATTGTGGCCATTGTGGCGGGGTGTAGCCCATGCCGTAACATAGATAAGCGCATCGCTCGCTGCGGTGTGGCCAGCGACACTATATGGCGTACCCATACACATACCCACATTATACCGGATGTGGCTGCTAGCGTGACCTTTGACCCCGCCACGATAGTGTATATTGATACCGGCAGGCTAGAGGTGCGCTATGTGCCGGTTATAGACAGCACAGGACGGCCCATAAGGGCGACGATAGCCGCACGCTGTAAGGCGGATACCGTCCGTATAGCGGTCCCCGTCCCTGTAGTTACAAGGACGGTGGTGGGACAAAGTTGGTGGGGCAGATATGGGTTATGGTTGCTACTTGCTTTTGTCGCGGTAGTATTAGGTCTGCGCGCCCTGCGCGACTAAGTAGGTACTCGTGCAGTGGCATATCACAGGGCTGGTCAAAGGCCAGTTGCTGGGCAAAGGCGATATTCAGCTCCCATATGCGGCGGTATACATGTGCTGCTAGATAGGACTGCCGCTTGCAGGGCCAGCGCTCAAACAGGTGCGCAAAGTAGTCATAGGTGGTATAGGGGTAATACCGGCCACTCTTATAAGCTGCCAGCTTACAGATATACACTGTGCTGCGGAGATGTGCCCGTGTAATCAGCCCCAGGGCCTCCATGCGGCGTAACGTCCTTGACCGGGTGCCGCGGGCATACACTAGGCACTCCAGCCATGCAAGGGGGGGGTATATGGCTTGTTTGGGGCTATCCCACGCGGTATACACCATGTGGCGGTAATAGGCGGCCAGTATACCTGTTAGCTTAGCCGTTATAGGGAGATTAGCCAGCATGGCACTGGTAAAGTGGTCGGGACTGACTGGCTGGCGCTGTGGCTCAGATAGCATAGTTATCATCTGGGTTAGGGATGGTTATACCTAGGGTGTGCTGTGCCCATGCTTGGATAGCCAGCAGGTAGCGGGCGAATTGGGCCGTGGTCATGGTAGCTGTGGAGGGTGGGTGCTCTGCATCTAAGTGGTCAATGTACGGAGGCGCGAGGCTCTCCAGTAGGTAGGCGTGTATCACCTTTTCGCTCTCTCCTATATGCGCGCTTAGGGTACGTAATACCACGCCCCAGTAGTATCTATTCTGGCGAGTTGAGCGCCGTCCTACAAGAGGGGTGCATATCACCTCAAACGGTGTGCCCTCAGGGTAGGCGCTGACTAGCCCCTCTATGATGTCCCACTGCGGGAGCTGTAGGCGGCCACGCTCTTTATGGCCGTGGATGCGTGCTATTTCGGGCATAGGCTAATTGTAGGAGGTGTAATACTGTGGCAGGGTGTGCTTCGGCCCATTGGCGGGCATCTTCGTTGCGTATGGCCAACGATCGTGCCACAGATAGGTATAGATACCTTGCGGCATAATCGCGCCGTACAGCGGCCGCCTGAGCGCCTAATACGGCATACATATAGACAGCCATGGTAATGGTCTCCCGATACGGGCAAGGACTGTGCGCTGGCGCACGGCATACGGTGTAAGTATGCAGGCTAATAATTAGGGTTAGGGCTAGCCTTATCATAGCGTGCGCTGATAACGTCCCGGACAAACTGCTTAGTGACGAGGTCGGACTCCTTGGCTAGCCATGCCTTAAGGTCAGCCAGTGGCATCGCTCTGGCCTTACTAATTACCGCCGCCCTGCGCTCTGCCAGCTCTTTGGCCGTGTCTGTGGGCTTGGTCTTAGCAAGTATCTGCTGGAGGTACTCCAGTGCCTTATCTTTGCCTGCTATGGCCTCAAGGGGGCTTGTGGCGCTGGCCTTGTTGCGCTGATGCACCCATTCGCGGCGGGCCGCTTTGGCCTCCATGTATAAGGTGAGGCACTGGCGTATATACTGCCAGTCTATGCGGTCTATCATAGCGGGGTAGTCATTACCCTGTATGTGCCCCTTGCGCAGGGTCGCAAAAAATACCGCCACATCCTCCACGGTTAGGTCGCTGTAGTCGCTGACTATCATCTTAGCCACCTCGGCGACCTGTGCGTCGTTAAGGGGCCGTGCCACATTATACAGCCCCTGCCACTTGACCAGCTCCAAGGCCACCCACTTAACAAGGGTGCGCTTGGCATCCGGGTCCCGCAGGTAGTTGTATAGGATAGGCCGCTCCTGGGCCTTGGCAAAGTCATCGGCGGTATAATCGGCGGCGGCCTTAATCGACGTGGTCAAGCGCTGAAAGGATGGCCCCGACGTTATTGGCAGGGCGCTGCCCTTTTCTGGTAATTGCTCCATTTTTTATGGTGTTTAGTATATCGGCTAAATACTTATTGAGATGAGTCAGGTCTAATTTTTGGTGAAATGGCTCTAAGGTGGCCCACTTGCCGAGCAGGTAGCCAAAGGCATGTAGGATAGCCGCGTCGGTAACGTCTGCTTTGGGGCAGCCCTCCTTGTTGGCTATGAGCTGGCGGAACTGGTCTAGGATGCCTTTCATGGCCACCCCTTGCGCCTGTGGGTTGGAGGGCTTATAGCCGACACCGTTAAGGGCTAGCAGATGGTGATGCCATAGGTCTATGGCCTCCACGTACAGCCTATTAGGCGGTGCCGCTGGCTTAGGCTGTCTGGCACGCTTAGCCTTAGGCGCACTCGACTGTGGGGGAGCGGCCTCCTGCAATGGGGACACTGGGTTAGGTAGTATATACTGGCCGTCCAGTAGCCTTAATAATAGCCCGGCGTCCTCCATGCGCTGGACTACAGCCTTGACGGTGTTAAGGCTGATACCGAGGTCAAGCATTATCTGCGGCAAGGCGAGGGCAAACGGCTCTTTGCCGTGCCGCTCCGACAATAACCCGTGGAGCAGGCACTCTCGCGGGGTGTGAAGTAGGGATTTAGAGACTAACATGGGACAAAGGTAAAACGCCGTCAATTATTTATCAAGTTTAGAGCAAAAAAAAATCAGATTTTGACAAAATGGCCTCACAGCTATCTGTAGGGCCTAAAATGATTGTCAAAAGTTGATTATAATTTGATTAAAAACTGACAGTTGCGATTGCAGCTATAAAACAGAACTTAATATATTGTATATACAACGTTATAATAATCTTAAAAAACAGGCTTGGTTTTTGATATTTTTAATTTGGCGCGTATTGGTGTGTGCATGCTTTGGTTTTATGTAACTTCGGCACTGTTAATTTTTGTTAAAACCCATTTCATTCTAGCTCATTTCGTTTGTTGCCTATTGACTTTTTGCGGTTTTTTCCTGCATTTTTGGGGTGTGGGGGCCCAGGCAGTTCTTTTTTTCTTTATACTCTTATATACTAAGTATAAGGATCAGATAATACTAACATGTAAATGTTAGTATTATCCCAGAAAGCCTTTTTTTGAAAAAATCGGCTCTATTAGAGGGGATTACATTTTCTTCAATGCCCTTTGAACGTCGGAAAAAAAGAAAAAGCCAAAGGGGGCGACGTGTGAATTTATTACGTAAAAAATAAATATCCGAATTTTTGCCTCTCGCTATTGACAAGCATTATAATAGCCGCTATCTTTGTGCTATAATCTTTAACCCCCCCTACAATTATGACACAGAACCAAAACAAAATTCTAGCGGCCATAACCGCCGCCACAGTGCTACCCACGGTACGTGCGTGGGATGATGCCACCCTAGAGGAGGCCGAGGAGTTCGGCCGCCTATGCGCCTTTGGCTGGCCTGCCAGCGAGCGCGAGTTTTATCAGTTCTGCCTCTATCTGGCAGTGCTGGACTCTTGGGCCTTTGACCTCTCGCAGGGTCAAGAGGCCAAAGCCCGCGCTTTGGGCCTGCTGCCCATTATGGGCGACTGCTACCTAGACCTTGACGAGGTAGAGGGTAGCATCGAAGAGTTCAAGCGCGCTTGGGACTTCCTGCGCGGCGCGGACTTCGACCTTTTCGGCCTGTTGCCCCGCAAGCTGGCCCGCGAGTGGTCGGTCAACGAGCCTACCAAGGACTGGCTCGACTTGGGCTGCGAGCGCTACCACGCCGATAAGGATGACCGCGCATGCAGCTAAGGGTGCTACCTGCATACCTCCCCGTGTTACAGGACAGAGCCAGCCGCTTTGTCCTGCTTCAGGGCGGTGCCGGGTCGGGCAAAAGCTACTTCGCGGCCCAATGGGTGCTCACTAAGATAATGACAGAGCAATTTGCGCGGGTGCTGTGCGTCCGCAAGTACCGAGCTAGCACCTGGCGTACCGTGTGGCAGGAGCTGTTAGACCTGATAGAGGAGCTGGAGATAGGCCACTTGTTTACACAAAACAAGAACGAGCAGAGCCTGCGCTACATCAACGGTAACCTGATATGGTTCGGGGGCCTGGATAACCCAGAAAAAATAAAATCGCTCAAAGGCGTGGGCTACTACTGGCTGGAGGAGGCCACTGAGCTCAACCTTGATGACTTTGGCGAGGTCAACCGGCGTGCCCGGCTGGCGGGCAGCCAGATGCTGCTGACCTATAATCCAATCAGCACCTACAACTGGATATATCGCTACTTTTTTTCCGAAGGCCCATTACCTAATGCGGCATATCACACAACGACGTACCGCGATAACCCTTTTTTGCCGCAGGAGGTCAAAGTAGAGTACGAGCGGTACCAGACAATCAGCCCGTACCACTGGCAGGTATATGGGCTAGGCACCTGGGGCCAGGTGGAGGGCACTATCTACCCTGCCTTTACGGTCGTTGACGCTATGCCTGAGCGCCCTGCTGAGGTGTTTTACGGGCTGGACTTTGGCTATAGTAACAGCCCCACGGCGTTGGTGCGGGTGGCCGTCTATCAGGATAACTACTACATCCAAGAGCTGTTATATGAGACGGGCCTGACCATCGTGGATATAGCCCGTAAGATGCAAGAGCTGGGGGTAGCGCGTGCGGCCCCGGTGTACTGCGATAGCGCGGAGCCTGCCAGCATAGAGCTGCTGAGCAGGGGCCTGCCATCCGAGGGCATAGGGCGCATTAACGCGCATCCAGCGGCCAAGGACGTTAAGGCGGGCATAGACCGGGTGTTACAGTTGTGGCCACGCCTGCGTAGCCATGCGGGTAACGTAAGGCTGCACAAGGAGCAGACGGCGTATGTGTGGCGTAAAACCAAGGACGGCGAGACCCTCAACGAGCCAGTTAAGGCGCAAGACCACTTGCTGGACGCGCTGCGCTATGCGCTATACACGCATACCAGGCGCACGCCTGTAACGATGCAGGTGCTGACCAACAAAAAAAGATAGCCCTATACTTGACACGTGTTATAATGTGTACTACATTTGTGATATAATCTTAACCCCCCCCTACAACTATGAAAGTAAAAATAAAGACAGCGGCCGAATGGCTGCTACACCTACCGCCCAAGTATCGGGAGGCGGTAAGGGTCGCCCGTAATGAGTATAGGGCAGAAGAGGGCGGCGCGTGGGACACTCTCTACGTGTCCCTTAGGCAGATGGTGTTTTTTTCAAAATCTGTGATTATAGACTTCAAAAGCGAAGACCCACTTTGGAACGAAATATACGCCCTAATAGAGGCGGGCGAGTTCAAGGAGCCGTGGCAGGAGGCAGGGCCACAGCCTGAACCTACGGTGTATGATAAGTACCCCATAGGTAGTAGGTGGCGCGTAGAAGTAATTGTAGAAGTAGAAGCCAGCGACCCTAATGATAGGCGCATGCCTATCTACATCAGGCCCACCGAAGTGGGCGGATGGTTAACCCCATGTGAGCTAGATAAGCTCAAACCCCTAAACCCCTAACCCCCCCTACAACCATGAAAATTATTTCTAAACACGCGCCCAAAGAGGTGCGGCAACTAGTGGCCGTAATATACGGCATGCCGGGTATCGGTAAGACTAGCCTGGCCATGAGCGCAGACACCCCGCTACTTGTGGATACCGACAATGGCAGCCATCGCGCTATAGGACAGACGGATGTCCTTAGCATGGATAGCTGGCAGGACTTTGTGGAGCTCATCGAGAGTCCCGTCCTAGACAATTATAACACCTTGGTGGTGGACACGCTGGATACCCTGCTGGGGTATGTGGTGCAGGACATCAAGGATAAGATGATTGTCCCAATTAAGGGCAGTAATAAGCAGCCCTTGCCCATTGACCCTCTAACGGGGGTACTCACCTTGACTGGCTACGGACTACTGGCCAAAAAATTTGGCGACGCGGTCGATCAATTACGCCGCCGCCGTGTGGATATGATATTTATTGCCCACGCCAAAGAGTCCAAGGAGGACGGGCCGGGCTACATGGTGCCCGACATACTAGGACAGGGTAGCTACAAGCAAATAAGACGCATGGCCGACATGATAGGCTATGCAGAGATGACACCGCAGGGGCGGACGGTGCATTTTGCCCCTAGCGCCCGGCACGAGGGCAAAGACCCCTTTGGCCTGCTGGGCAGCGTGGTGATAGAGCCTAGCCCCAAGGACGCACGCGGCCGCCATATCCCCACGGGGCAGATGGCTCGGCTGATGGCGATGGTAAGGGAGGGCCTGAGCCAGGCCACGGCGGTTAGCGACGAGCTGGCGGCAGAGATGGCCGAGCTACGGGCCGATATAGAGGCCGCCACTAGCGTAACAGAGATGACGGCACTAGTTAACACCCTAATGGGATACGATGGCGGCCCGATACCCGCAGTGCTCAAGCCAGTGGTGGCGGCCCGCGCTAAGGCTCTGGGTTATACATGGGACAAAGAGGCGGCCTGCTACAAGGAGGGAGGTAGTCATGCGGGTTAGTGCCACTCAGATAGTCCAGTTCCAGCGGATGCTGGACGGCGATATAACGGAGGCGGCGCTAATCCAAGAGCTACAGGCTCCGTTTAGCACCAACAAGTACGTAGAGTGGGGCTGGGCGGTAGAGACAGCCGTCCAGCGGGCGAGCGAGACGGGCGACACCAGCCCGTACACTTGGCACAATGCTAGGCACGAGCCAACCATACCGGGCAGCCGACCCACGTGGGTAGTGCAGTCGGAGGTGATAGCCTCCTACATAGACCTCGACTGCCGCCCCCCCATGTGGCAGACTAAGACAGAGCGCGTGCACAAGGGTATCACAGTGGTAGGCGTGCTGGATGGCATCAGTGGCTATACGGGCTACGAGATCAAGACTACCTCTAACGACGATGAGCTATATGAGCGCTTCCGCGATAGCTGGCAGCACCGCATCTACTACTGGCTGTTTGGCATCCGCTGCATGCACTACTTTGTGGGCGTGTTCAGATGGCCCGAAGGCGGGCTGCCCATACACCGCTATACGACGGATTTCGTGCTATATCCTACCGCAGACAATGATAAGGCCGTAATGGGTATGGTGGAGATATTTGTAGATTGGCGAAAATCTAAAGGCATATGACAAAAGAGGAACTAGAAAGCGCGCTACAGGCCGTGGACGCATATCTGCTGTACTATAACCGCCAGCCAGGGGGTGCTAATACCCTGCCGCAGCTACGGGGCATATATAAGGCCCTGTATGGTAAGGCCATGTATGTATGTAGCCGCACGATAGTCACCGTGTGTAACCGGATGCGGCACAAGATAACCGACCTGCTCGATGAGGCATAGAGAGGCTGACCTCCAGTGTGCGTGCGTGCGGTGGCTGCGACTGCGGCACAAGGGTGTGGTGCACTTTACCGTGCCCAATGAGGGGCGGATGCACCCGCGCACAGGCCGTATCTACAACGAGATGGGCAGGATGGCTGGCGTGCCAGACCTGTTTATAGCGTCCCCGCGCCATGGCTATGGGGGGTTATTTGTCGAGTTTAAGGCCCCACAAGGGCGGCTCACCCCACAACAGCAGGCCGCGCAGGCCGCGCTAGTAGAGGCGGGGTACCGCGTCGCGGTTGTGCGCGATTTTGATAACTTTGTAACAATAATTAACGATTACCTATGTGTCCAGTAAGACGCTTTGAAACCGTGGAGGATGCTATCCAGACGGCGGAGGCCTACATCAAGCGATGTGAGGCCGCCGAAAAGGTGGCCACTTTAGAGGGCCTCGCCCGGTATATGGGATATACGTCCAAGCATAAGATGCTGTACGATACCGCGCCTATCATGGCTGAGGCCATTGAGGGCATCAAGGACATTATGATAGCGTACCGGCTGGAGAAGGGCCTGAGCCGCCAGCATGATGCTAGCCTAGTCAAGTATGACCTAGAGCGCGGGTGCTTACGTGCCAAAGAGGATGTGCGCACCGATAACGGCGTGCTACGTATAGAGGTGATTAACCCTAGCGACATCAGCCATGACTAGCATTAAGGACGCGCTCCTGCTTATCCGGGATGCGCCTGTAGACCCGCAGGTGATTAACACCCGTCTGCTCGCCATGCAGATAGAGACCGTCCAGCGGGATGGCATTATATACCCCTTGCTGAGCGTGGACGCGGACTGCCAGCTACAGATAACCAACGGCGGCAGCACACTAGCCGCCTCATTCGTGGTGCTAGATAAGGCCATAGATGACGATACGGCTAACATCATGGGCACCGTGGCACAATGCGAGGCCATAGCCCGGCGCATAGTCGGGTATCTCGCCATCAACGACCTTATGGCGGCAGATGCGCAGGCCACCATAACGCCCATAGTGGGCGGCTATGCCGACAGGGTGGCGGGGGTATCGGTTACCCTTAGCCTATCCTACCCTGTTACCCTACATAACTGTGATGACTAATGGCACAGCTACCACTCCCTAAGCGGGCGGACGACCTCGCCACACTGGTGCTGACCACTACGGGGGAGTACCTTGTGGAGCTACTCCAGCAGGGACTGGCGGCGCAAGGACTGCGGGACAGCCGCATTATCCATAACATCAGCTACACCATCAGCGGGCGTAACCTAGTGAGCATCCAGATACCAGCCTATGCGGAGTGGGTGGACAAAGGCCGCCGCCCGTATGGGGTAGACGCGGGGCGAATAGTTAACACCCCCCCGCCATTCGGGGCTATACTGGCATGGGTCAAGCGTAAGCGCATCCGCGGCAGGGATAAGCGGGGGCGTTTTATCCGCGACGCAGACCTTGCGTGGGCCATCCGGACGGCCATCGCCCGCAAAGGCATTAAGCCCCGGCCATTTATCGAGCAGGCCATCCGCAGCGCCGATGAGCAGCTACAGACCTACTTCGCCACCAGCTACGATATAGTGGTGGACGACCTGCTAGGTAAGCTATTGCGGTAAAAAAAGATAGCCCTATACTTGACACGTGTTATAATGTGTGCTACATTTGTGATATAATCTTAACCCTTAACCCCTACAACGATGGAAAAAAAAACAAAATCAGCGGCCGAGTGGCTGCTACACCTACCGCCCAGGTATCGGGAGGCGGTAAGAGCCGCCCGGCAAGCTTACAGGCTGGATGATGACGGAGCGTGGCATTTAGAGTATGAGTCTCTAGATCATATGCTATACCACTCTAAATTCGGTGGTATTAAGCACCACATGCAAAAACCACTTTGGGTCGAGCTGTACGCCCTAATAGAGGCGGGCGAGTTCAAGGAGCCGTGGCGGGAGGCAGAGCCACAGCCCGAACCTACGGTGTATGATAAGTACCCCATAGGTAGTAGGTGGCGCGTAGAAGTAATTGTAGAAGTAGAAGCCAGCGACCCTAATGATAGGCGCATGCCTATCTACATCAGGCCCACCGAAGTGGGCGGATGGCTAACTCTATCTGAGCTAGATAAGCTCAAGCCCTTGAAACCCTAACCCCCCTATAACCATGACACCAGAAATCACCATAGGGCAGTACGTGGCCACGGAGGCCCGGCTCCCCGAAAACTGCTCCGCTGTACGGCGCACGCTGGAGTACGTCGCCACGCTACAGGGTAAGACCCTAGCGGACATAGGGGCCATGCCCATAGCAGAGCTAGAGCCACAAGTGGAGGCGATGGCCTCCGTGCTGGCCAAAATACCTCAAGAATGGGATGCCTTTATGGACTCCGTCCGCATCGGGGATACCCTATACTGGCTAGACCTTAAGCCAGAGACCATGACGGTAGCCCAGTGGATGGACATCGAGACCATCTGCGAGGAGCCTAGACCCCATGCCCGCATTATCCCCCTGCTAGCCATCTGCCTGACCACAGACCCCGACGCGCCATACAGTAGCAGCCGACTGCATCAGGCGGAGGCTGTGGCACAGATGCCGGTCACGCAGGCCCTATCCCTCGCGTCTTTTTTTTTGACGCAATGGCAGGCATGCGTAGAGGATACCCAGCACTATATAGCGGGACTACAGGCGATGGCGGCGGACGCATCGGCGGCAGCCACCACCCCACCCCCTACGCACTAGTGGCTCACTTTAGCCAACGAGACTTTATACGCCTCACCCAGATACTCCAGCACAAAGCCAGCGAGTTCTTGTATTTCGTAGATTACCAAATAGCTAACCACAAAAAACCATGAGACCCCACAAACCAATAGTCCCCCTGTCCACCGTCATATTGGTGGCGAGCCTAGTTAACATAATCCTAGTTGCACTTATCGCCGTAAACCCAAAACACGTTGTGCTTTTACTTGCCGCTGTGTTTTTTCTTAACAGTGTTAACCTAATTGCCATGGTATATGAAATTACAAGAAATCATCACCAAAATAAGGGACAATAAGGCCCACATCCGCGCCTTGATTGACCAGAACGCCGCGCTATACCGCCAGCTACGTGCATGTATGCAGGAGGATGCTAAGGCGACGATAGACCAGCATGCCCGCACGCTAGCCACGCGTTACGGCTATCCCATCGAGCAACTGCGGGAGCGCCATAACAGCGCGGACATCAGTTGCGCCCGGAATAACGTCATGGCTAGGCTGGTACTTGACCACGGTTATAGCTGCCAGCAGGTGGGGGAGTATATGGGCAGGCAGCGCGGCGTGGTGCACCGTGCGGTAACCCTAGCAAGTAGTTACCCAGGGGGCGAGATACCGCCCATGCTTAAGGCCCTTAAAGTCCCCGATGTCAAATGAGCTGGTACCATAAGAGCCTAACCCGCCTAGACCCACTGCCCGCGATAGCGTGGTACGATGGGCCGAATGGCCTGCGGCAGTGCATAGCCGTGAGCCACACCGCCACCGATGTGCTGGTGTGGGAGCGGCGGCGCGGCTACACCCTAACGGGTGCGCGCCAGCTCTACACCCGGCATCTTATAGTGCATAACCCCTAACCATTACCATATGCCCATTCACCCCACCAACAAGAATCGCTATCCGCATGCAGAAGCTCACATGGGTGAGTTCCTGGCAATGGTTAAAGCGGAACATGACCGCGCCCGTGCGCTTTTCCCCAAAACCCTTACATCAACACATGAGGGCTATGCGGTGCTACTTGAAGAGGTAGACGAGCTGTGGGATGAGATAAAGAAAAAGGATACGCCAGAAACACGCGCACGCATGGCAAAAGAAGTTGTACAGGTCGCGGCTATGTGCATGCGGTTTTACAATGAGCTATGTGTGCAGGAAGGAGTGTGCGATGAGTAAGCATAATGCAAGCATTGTGGATTACTACCAAGCCTTTGTAGAAGAACATGGCGATACGGATGAGCTTCATGCGCAAAGACACATATTATCCCCTTTGCTCAATATGATGGTTGACTATTATCAGAACAGAGAGCATCCGACAGAGCCGCTAATAGTTACCGTTAACAAAGAACCAAAGTTTGTGATTGAGATAAAACCCTATCAAAAAGGAGACTCAAAACCATGAAAAAAATCATAACCATTACCATATGCCCATTCACCCAACCAACAAAAATCGCTATCCGCCACACTGGGGGCGCTTAAGCTTAGCCATTCGCCGGACGCGGGCGCGCTGGCGATGCGAGTGGTGCGGTGCCCGCAACGACGAGCCACATCCCATTACTGGCAGTAAGGTGGTGCTCACTGTGGCCCACCTAGACGGCACGCCGGAGAATTGCCACCCGGATAATCTGGCCGCCCTCTGCCAGCGCTGCCACCTCAACTACGACCGTGGCCGCCACATAGCCAACCGCAAGTACGGCCGCCATCTTAACCAACTCAACCTTTTTCAGCGTGAATATCCCCATAACATTTGACCTCCGTGACCTGACCTATATGGACCCGAAACGTCCAGTGGAACAGCATGAGATACAGCCAATGATTGAGCTGTTACGGATGCACTACCCTGGTGCTAATAAGATGACATTAGTTGCTTTCTCGAACCTGGTGATGCGCACAACCACGCGCTATGTGCTGGGTAAACCTTCCTGTCAACTGCCAAAAGTTGTCTTGGAATCAGCCAAAAAAGCTGGACACATTATTCTTACCACCTAAGAGTAACACGCTATTATTACATGCAAGTCATCTCTCTTTTTTCAGGTATTGGCGGGTTCGACCTCGCGGCAAAGTGGCTAGGCTGGCACACCGTAGCTTTTTGCGAGATAGACCCGCACTGCCGCAAGGTGCTAGCCAAGCACTGGCCCGGAGTCTACATCCACCACGACATCCACACATTAGACTATGACACCCTTATCCAGCAGACCAACTGGCAGCCCACACAGCCAACTATCCTTGTTGGAGGATTCCCCTGCCAGCCCTTCTCCGTCGCCGGGAAGCGACGCGGCAAGGCAGATGACCGCCACCTCTGGCCGCAGATGGCACGCCTCGTTGCAGAGCTGCGACCCCGCCACGTTCTGGCTGAAAATGTGCCTGGCCTCATTAAACTGGGCCTCGACCAAGTGCTGGCTGACTTGGCGGCCACGGGTTACGCCGCACAAGCGTGTGGTGTACCTGCTTGTGCCGTTGGTGTCGGCACACATCCGACAACGCATTTGGATATATGCTGCCGACACCGCGCAGCTCAGGCGAAGAAAAAGCCGAGACAGTCATCAAGCGCAAGGGGAGGCTTGCGGCCAAAATGCACAATCTTACAGCAGCACTTGCCATGTTGCCGACACCAACGGCACAAGATGGGGACAACTGCACGCTACCACCCAGCCAATTTGCGCGGGACAGCATACCAGGCTGGATGCTCAGGCAAGTGGGCACACAGACTGGTGGGCGGCTGAATCCAGCTTTTGTGGAGTACCTGATGGGCTATCCACAGGGGTGGACAGCGGTAGACGACAGCGCCTCAAGCAGCTCGGTAATGCCATAGTGCCGCAAGTGGCCTATGAGCTACTGCGATACGTGCAAGCCGTAAATTCCTTGAGTGGCCACGCACAATGCCTTACCCCTAACCCACAACTATTTTGACCCATGCACCCATACGTATATGCCGGGCTAACCCGCGCAAGTAGGCTGGAGTACTGCCAGCGCATGGCCCCACAGCCAGCACGCAAGGACGACGCGTGGCTAGCGTGCCGCCTTGAGCAGCTCTGCGATAACGCAGGCTACACCGTCGCAGAGGTAGTCGCCCACAACCGTAAGCGCCCGATGGCAGAGATACGGCAGGTGATGATGTACGCCCTCTATCAGGATGGCTGCACCCTTAAGGCCATCGGGCGTATCATGGGGCGAGACCATGCCACGGTAAGGCATGCCCGGATGGTAATAGAGGATGCTATCGTAACCCGCGACAGGGTAATCGCCGATATATGGCGGCGCGTTATGCGTAGCGAGCTGCCCACTAACATATAAGGGTGCGCCTATCAACGGCAGGCACTAGTGTGAGCCGCAGGCTGATGTAGCTATCGTCCGACCGCTTACTGAGCTGCCCGGCTGTTATCGTATGCGGCACCCCGTCCACCTGTACGTCCGTGGACTGTAGCACATCCTCCAGCCACGCGTAATGGTCGCTAGGCAGCCAGCTACTCTGTAGGTCAAGGCTGGCGTTAATCGCCGTGGTGTAGGTGCCCCGCTTATCGCGGGCTAGGTAGGTGGTAGGCTGCGGGGCCGTCTGCTGCACGTCCACGCCCTGCATCAGGATAGCCTCATACACCCCTAGGCTGTTACGCCAGGACACCAGCGTGTCGTATCGGCTCTCGATATTAACGTCAGGCTCTATGTGCCACTCACACCATGCCACGCCGTTGACCTTGAGCGTCGCCTTAGCCGTTAGCACCCGCTTACCTTGCAAGGCCTCCAGCGCCGTAAGGCCAAGGGCTGCCCAGCTACCGTCAATGCTGTATAGCCCCGTACGGGTAACACTGCCGAGCACGGCGGTAGGGGTGGCGGCATTACTGCCATCCGCCATCACACACTGCACGTCTAGCGTTACCTGCACGGGCGTGTCCACCGTGGTGCCTTGGTAGATGACGTACACGGGGTGGACGGCCGCGCTACGCAGCACCGTGTGGTAGAGGGGTGCCCGGCTGAGGCGAGCCACCGTACTCACCACATTTTGGCTGCCGTCCCACCGCAACCGCTCAAAGTACCGCTTGTAATCCTCGCCCTCCAGTACCGCCCCCGCTATGCCGTACACAGCGACACTGCCCACGCGGTACAGCCGCAGGCTGGGGTTATCGGGATCGTCGGGGAGCTGCGTAATCGGGTCAATGCCGCCGCTAAACGCCTCGCCGTACTCGCAGCTGCCAAAGCAGATGGCCTCAGGGTGGTACATCAGGGTGCCGCTATGCCGGGCAATGACACTATAGGGCCGCAGCACCTCACTAACGTCTATATCGGTAACGCCCTCCGCATCGGGCTGTGCAAATAACACGCCCTGCTCAATGGCATAGGCCACGTTATCCTCATCCGTATACTGGTAGTTGCCGTTGATAGCCACGCGGATATAGTGGCGATACCCATAAGCGCGCGCCGCGTCATAGCGGGTTACGGGCACGCCCGGATATAGCACCAGCACAGGGTTAGCGATGTTAATAGGAGCGGTTACGATAGTGTCCGCGCCCGGCACCAGTGCCCGCAGGGTAATGACATTAAGGCCCACCCAGCGTGCCACCAGTACCTGCCGTAGAGCGGGCGTGGCATTGACCGCGCTGGCCAGTTGTTGCGCGCTGCTGAACTCTGTGGCTCGCCGGGGGTCGGGCGAATAGGTAAAGTCAATGCCGTTAATTGTGAGACCGTCCCCAGCGCTGGTCATTGTGCTAGTCTCTAGCCACAGCGTGCGGTATACGTCCTGTGGCCACGGCAGCGGGGTGGCGGGGTTATACGTGCGCACATTAAGGTAGTCGCTCTGTAGCCGTATGCGGGCAGGGCTAGACGTGGGCACCAGCGTGCTTTGTATCACATCGGTGAATGGCGGGCTGCCGATAGTCTTACGGTAAGCAGACGCGTTAGGCACGCTGAGCACGTTAATGTTGGCCATAAATGCGTTATTTTAGCGGTGTGAATATACGCATAAACGGCCGACTGATAGACGTAGACCCCACTACCGAGGTGGTGCTATCCCTACGCAGGGGCAAGGATGGCGGCCGCATCCAAGGCAGCTACAGCCTCACCCTTAGGCTACCTAAGACGGGCAATAACCTACGGATAGTACAGGTGGCGGGGCACGTAGCACAGCAGGGCGTATACCTCCGCGTGGATAACCTGCCCATCGCTGTGGACGTGGCGGGGCAGACTGTGATAGAGGGCAATTTTCGTATTTCGCAAATCACCGAAACAACCATAGACGGTAACATCATAGGCACGGAGGTGTCATGGGTGGAGCTACTCAAGGGCCGCAGCCTCCGAGATATTACCTTACCCCCCGTGCGGTATAGCGGGGTGCGTGGCACCAACCGTAACGACTGGCCCGGCACCATAGAGGCTAATACGGTGGCGCTACATGAGCTGTGGGATGCACCTCGCAGCGAGCGCCCGTACTGCATGCCGCTGGTGGCATACGGTAACTTCCCCGCCCCGCCCGGCAGCGGGCTACACCCGTTTCAGGAGGCATACCCTGGTCTACAGTTGAGCGACGCGGCGGGGCTGGAGCAGGGTAACATTATCCTTAACACCGAGGCTAACCCGCTAAGCTGGGCACGCTTTCGCCCCGCGTGTTACATGCTGGAGGTGGTGCGGGCCATCTTTGACGGGGTGGGCATCCCCGTGCAGGGGGAGTTCTTCAGCCGCGGCGGCCGCTATGCCGACTACACGGAGCTGGTGGTACCGTTTACGGGCAAAGGCGACGGCACGTGGAACTGGGGTATCCTTGCGCAGTACGCGTGGGCAGCGCCAGGGCCTGCCAAGGCCCACAGAAACGTGGTGCTAACCCCGGACGATATTCCGCGCATCATTAACCGCGCCGCCATAGGGGCAGGCACTATAGGGTACTGGATACTAAGCCCAGGGCCGAAGCCAGCGGAGGCCAACTACCTCTATGACTACAGCTATGGGGCCAGCCAGCTATGGTGGCAGGTAGGTGGCCCCACGCGGATGGCCCACCAGTTCGTGGCTCCCGCCGATGGGCGGTACCGCATCCGCTGCACCTTTGACGTGGAGGCGGCCACTAACAGCGTGGGCACGGGCGGGGCGCGGGATAGGGTGCTGATTATGCTCCGCAAGTACCCCGGCCTTACGCCCATTACGCTGTCCAGCGCTACCAGCGAGGCCGCCAGCTTTATCAGCGATGACGGGTATATCGCCACGGGCACACTCCCCACAGACCCCGATATACTGGACTATGCCACTTACACCAAGGTGCTGGCCCCAGATACACGGCCGCCACAGGCGTTTGTGCTGGATTCGGGTTTTGTAGACTTACGAAAAGGGGATGCTGTTAGCCCGATGCTGGCGGCGTTGGTGCAGGCTAATAGCGTGCCGTTTAGCTTTACCAGCAGCGTGGTTGTTAACAACCTTGTGATGGAGGTAGAGGCGGAGGGTAACAAGGAGTTGCAGCCCGCCAGATTCCTGCCCGACGTGCCGCAGGAGGAATTCGTGCGCGGACTAATAGCGCTATTTAACCTCCAAGTGACGTATCGCGGCGGGACGCTATACATAGACGGCGCTAGCCCTGACTATAGCGGGGCTGTCCCCGACTGGACGGGCAAGTGCGGGCCTATCACCACGCTGCCGCCCGCGCTCAGCAGGGTTAATACCCTCAGCTACACAGCGCAGAGCGGGGAGGCTATCGTAGCCCCTACGTCCACAGATGTGAGCGCCAGCTATGTGGTGGGCGGCACCCGCTACACGGGGCAGACCACGTTAAGCGCGCTGTTTGCCTACACTGGCCAGCGGGTGTACTGGATATATGATCCCGTAGAGCAGTATATCTACGATATATGGATGGGATGCCTTAACACCGCGGACGAGCTGGCTAAGACCCTAGGGGCGCTAGCCACGGGCGAGGCCGACGAGAGCCGGGACTACCTGCCACGGCTACTATACTTAGACGTGCGGGAGCATATATCTGGCACGCAGGTGTGGGTCAACGGGGAGGCCATAGCCAAGGACTACGTGGGGCCCGGCTACAGCGGCCCGGTTATACTGCCGTACTTACGTAATGTGGTGCAGCTAGGGCCAGGTAATGGTAATAGCTATCCGATGGCCGCCGCGACGTTATTGGATAAGTACCACACGCGGGGGCTGATACAGCAGGAGACGGGGGTGCGGGGGCAGTGCACGGCCATGCTGGCCCCGTCTGACGTGGCCGCCCTTAACCTAGCCGGTGTGGTACGCATAGATAACCAGCTCTGGCGGGTACTGGAAGTGGCTGATTATAGGCCCGCCAGCCCACAGCCCGTGACGATTACACTTGAGAGGCTGTAGGGGCCAAAAAAAATCAAGATTTTTTTTGCGCCACCCCTTGACACGTATGATAACTCGCATTATCTTTGTAGCATAATCTTAACCACAACCACAACACCATGACACCCAACACACTTCCCACCGCGGGCCAACCGCTGCCCGCCATGACGGTCTGCTTATTTGCAGGCCGCCACACCCTACCCCAGAACTCAGGCCCCCTGTTCGAGGAGGGGCCAAACCCCTTCACGGCGGCTATAACGCCGCTCCAAGAGGATGCCCTCGCCACTATGGCGGGCGGGGGTATCGTTCGGCTCCTGGTCACAGGAGCCACCCCCGCACTTGTGCGGTTTATAAGCGACGCACTTATGGTGCGTCAAATGGGAGGGCAGGGTGCCCTTGTCCTCCTGCAATATGATAGGGACGCTAATGATTACGTCCCGACCGTCCTCTTTTGCGGCGAACATCTCCGCCCGCGCTACCTACCGACCTACAACCTGTTGTATGACAGGGAGGGTGAGGCGTGGGACGGCGACACTAACCGCCTCACACCGCAGGAGTGGGACACGGTGCACAGGGGATTCAACCCCGGACTGCACTACAAAGTGCGCTTTGAATCTGGGGTGTTTAATGGCAGTATTGACCCCTACGATTGCGAGTAGCACGACAGGCCGATACCCGCAAATTTTTAACCCAACTCCAAAACCTAAAACCATGAAAGAATTAGAAAATCGGATAGAAGCCATCCTCAACAGCAATGAGGACTGGCGCGTTAGTTGCGGGGATACCACCCTGCTCATACGGGCATGCAACCTCCCAGTTGCTATGCTCAGGGTACTCCTGCCCGCGCACGACGCGGATAACAGGA